CCTCGGCCTGCTCGTCCACGGCGAACGGCGCGAGGACGCTGATGATGTAGTCGACGGCGCACGCCGCGTCGTCCAGGTCCATGGCGGATTCGGCGTCGGACGGGTCGGCGGTCGCGGCTTCGAGCAGCTCCCGGTCGGACATCACGCCGAGGGCGGCGCGCAGCCGGGCGGCGATCGCGGTCCACTTGCGGGCGGTGGCGGCGTCGATCGCCTCCCAGGCCGGGGAGCCTGGGTCGGTGGGGTCGCCGGGCAACTCTTCGTCGGGGGCGGCGAGGACCACGGTGGGGTCCATGTCATCGATGCCGTCGTCGATTGCCATGTCCTTGGCCACCTCGCTCGTCTCGGGTGTGTCGTCGGCCGCCTTGGCCACGTCGATGTCGAACTTCTTCGCCGCGGCCCGGATCTTGGGCATGGCTTTGTCGCCGAACGGTGACTGCGGTGCGCGGCTCAGGGCGTTGCGGACATGCGCCGCGTCATAGATCGGGAAGTGACGCAGGGAGCGCGGCACCGTCTTGCCGGACTCGTCCTTCTTGCCGCCGCTCTCGACGTACGCGAAGTCACTGTCGGGCCGGTCGTTCATCGACTGGGTTGAGGCTTCGGCCTTCGCGACCTCGTCCTCGCCGGGCGCGGCCTTGCGGACCGGCGCGCCGTGGATGAGCGCTGCGATGGCTGCGGGGCTGCCGCTCATGGTCACCGTCTCCCGTGGGTCACACTGCTTAGGCTCCGCCTTGGTGATCAGGTCACGCACGTAGTTCGCGTCAAGGAGCCCGGTAGGCGCGTCAGCGTCCTGCTTCATCAGCAGGAACCCGGGAACGCCGTTCGCGCCTTTGTCAACTAGGTCTACGCGCGGCACGTCAGCGTCGTAGATCTCAGTCATGTCCTCGTCGGGGACCGGATTTTCGGGCACGGAGACCCCTTCACCTGCATCGCAGTGTCGAGAGTTCGATTACAATGAGGGGTATGTGTTTAACCCCGGACTGCTCTCGCAAAGTCGTGGCGCGCGGCATGTGCAGCAACTGCTGGACAGTCTGGAGACGCGAGCGGGGCGCTGAGTTCGTCAGTCTCTACGACGACCCGGTCTCGCGCTTCTGGGCGAAGGTCGACAAACGCGGCCCGGACGAGTGCTGGCCGTGGCTTGGATCTATCGAGCAGACCGGCTACGGCCATTTTCAGACGACGTATGAGGGCGTCAGGTTCACCAAGGCGCACCGCTTCGCCCATCACGTCACCGTCGGGCCCATACCTGTCGACCTGGACCTAGATCACACGTGTCATACGCGCGACGGGTCGTGCAGACTGGGGAATGCATGTCCCCACCGGCGGTGCTGCAACCCGGCCCACACGGAGCCGGTGTCCGAGCGCATCAATGTTCTTAGAAGCAGGGGGCTTTCGGCGGACCGTGCTCGCAGAACTCACTGTGGTCAGGGCCACGAGTTGACTGGAGAGAACCTGCTGATTCGGTCGAATGGCGGTCGCCGTTGCCGGGCCTGCAAGAATGCGGCCGGTCGGCGACAGTACTCGACTAAGAAGAAACGCGCCGTCGCTTAGCAGCGCCTTGTGGCGAAAAGCCGGTGACGCGACCGGATTTGACCAGTTGCCACGCTTGCTCGTCGCAGATCGCGCCAATTAGCCAGTCGCCCTTACGTACGACGGTGCCGTTGCCGAGATCCCAGGGTCCGCCACGCCAGATGTATGACTCGACAGCCCGTGCGGCTCCTGTCGTCCCGTCGGCGTGAAACAAGCCCATCAGTGCGCCGCCCCGAAGGAATGACCACGCTGCCTTCTCTAGCTCCTCGGCCGTGAAGTAGTCCCTGTAGCCGTCTGCACCCTTCGCGATACGGGGATCCGGCCCGGCTTGATATGCAATCCCGAGGACGAACCGGGCCTCCGTCGCTGCGGCCTTGCCGAGCGGGAGGGTCGGCGCGATGCGCAGTTGGTCGGGGACTTCGACGCCGGGGGCGGCTTGGACGTGCACTCGGTCGCCCACGTCCGAGCCGCACACGCAGTTGCCCGCGCCGGAGTGGATGTCGCGGGCGTAGACGTGCGGCTGCGTGTACTGGTCTGGGAACGGGCCGAGGGAGCCTCCCCAGCCGGGAGTGTCGTACCGGTCCACCACGCCCCCTCGTCGTCGGAGCGGACTGTTAGGCGGGCAGTACGGCGCACGCGCACCGTGGATGGATCGGTGCGGCGGTGTCGCCGCTCGGGTAGGGCTGGCCGATCGGGACGGGCCCGGCCGCAGCGTTGGCTAGGCAGCGCGGGCACACCTTGCTGCGCGGGTCGATCACCCACTGGCCCATGGCTACGCCGCGCTGGCCGTAGCCGAACAGTGCGCCGAGCCCGGATGCGAACGTGATCTCCGTGATCGCGATCGTGACGCCGATGGCGCCGCCGATCAGTGCGTCGTGCATCGCGTCGCCGATACTTTCCGGATCCTCGGCCCCGGCGGCGCCGAGGGCGAGCGCGCGCGCTATGTGCTCGCGGCGCGTCTGCGCCATCGCCTGGGCGCGGCTGGCGGTCTCGTCGCGCAGTGCGTCGAGCCCCGCGATGGCGCCGAGCCCTGCGATCTGGGCCTCGGCGGCATCGGTGTCGCCGTGCCCCCAGCCTCCGCGATCCGGATCGGCGCCGTCGATGACAGCATGGGCGCAGATCACGCCGATCAGGTAGCCGTCAGTGTGCAGGTCGTCCAGGGTCACGCTTAGCGGAGTTTCGAGGTCGATCTGCTGGGCGGTGAGCCACGCGAGTGCCGCTGCCGTCAGAGCCGCAGCGTCCTGGTCGTCGCCGTCTTGCGGGGACGTGCCGCTGGCTGGGTAGTCGCGCGCGAGGTGCGTTGCTTGGGCGGCTGTGAGCGCCCCGGTGAGCGTCGCAGTGATCCGGGGCGCCCAATAGTGCGCGGCTGCCAGGTCGAGTTTCCAGCCGGGCCACTGGTCAGCCGGTTTCCCGGCCCCGCCTTTTGGGTCACTGTTCGCCGCCTTGGTGAGCGGCGGCCCGAGGGGGTAGGAGACGGCCTCGGTTCCCCGGTGCACGGTCAGGTGGGTGAAGGTGACCGGTGTGCCAGGTACGGGGTCGGGCAGCGGGTCGCCTTCGTCGAGGTAGGCGAGGGTGACGTGCGGGAGGTAGTCGCGGTGCTCGCTGGCACTGAGGTCCTCCAGCGCCGCCCGCAGCTTCTCGACTCCGGGCAATACGACCGGTGCGAACGCGGGCGTCTTATCGTCGCTGCCTGCGGACGCCTCGAAGGTGTCGATTCCGCCGATCACTCCGGTCAGCGGACCCGGCACGGCTTGCGCTGCGGCTTTCGCACGCTCGCTGGCGTTCGCGAACGCGTCGTCGTCCAGGTCCTTGCCGAGGTAGACGACGGTGATGTGGTGGTCGGTGACGCCGCCGGGCACCGGATCGATCGTGCCGCCGGGCAGGTCGAGGGAGATCATCCCGGATCGTTTGGTCAGCCCGGGTGTCCCGGTCGCGGTCTTGCGTACCGCGTCGCGGGCGCCGCCGTTCAGTTCCCGGGCGGTGGCCCTGTCGACGACGCGGAAGTCGAAGTCGCGCCAGGGACGTTCGAGCCTGCGCCGCTGCTTGACGTAGCGGCGGAACGCGGCGAGTTCGGCGGCCCCGTCCCCCTTGATGATGGTCGGATCCGGCAGCGCGGCTGACTGCTCGTCCTCGTCGTCGTTCTTGTGGTAGCCCACGAGGTCGTAGCTGGTGATCCCGGTCGCGACGGTGATGCCTGCGGTGGGCGCGCCCTCCTTGTCGACGGGCTGCGTCATGCCGCCCACGACCTGCGGGTCGTCGGCCGCCGTCAGCCCGTAGATCTGCTCGGCGAGCGGCGGGGAGGTCAGTGGGGGCACCGGGACGACGCCCTCGATGGGCCTGAACGCGTCGTGTGAGGGCTCGGCGCCCTGGTCGGGCGCGCCGGTGGCCTGATCCACGGGACCGGCGACGGCTTGCAGCGCCGCGAGGGGGATCGGGCCGCCGCGGGTGGTGTAGATGTATCGGGGGACCGGTTTGCCGCCGGGCTCCGGCAGGCCGAATCGCATCTCCCGGATCTCGGAGGCGCCGACCACTCCGGACTTGATGTACAGGTCGTCGGCCTGCGCGGTCTGCAGCCGGTCGTCCTGCTCCTCGCCCAAGTCGAACTTGTGGCGGACCGGCAGACCGAGATCGTCTTGCAGGAATGAGGTGAGGACGCCGGAGACGTGCTTGGCGAGCGGCGTGTCGCCGATGCGGTGCTGCACGTCGGACTGTGTCTCGCCGCTGCTGCGGTTGACCGTCTCGGTGAAGCCCATGTCGGACGGCACCACATGGTAGGCGCCGGCGGTTTTGCGCATGAGGAACAGTGAGAACTGGTCGGAGAAGTCGTGCTGGTTCGAGAACTCGATCTTCGAGCCGCTGGGAATCCATTTGATCTGGCTCTTGGCGGCCTGGTCGCCGAGGATGAACGCGTCCCAGTACTCCTGGAACGCCTCGATCTGCTGCGGGGTCCACGTCTCCGGTGCGCTCGCGAACGCTGCGGGGATGTTGCCCTCGGTGAATCGCTGTAGGAAGTACGCCTGGAACCGCAGGTCCGTGTTCGCGTTGAGCAGGATCGACTCGAGCGGGGCCTTGCCGTAGGGAGACCCTGAGGTTTTACGGAACGGCACGTACACCAGGTCGCGACGGGTGAGCCAGTTCCACGGCAGCCCATTGACGTACTGGACGTACGCCTCTGCGGGTTCTTCGGGCGGGTTGCCCCAGTAGTCGAGCAGCGGTGCGACCGTCGTGCCGTCGACGACACGCAAGCCGACGGCCCGGCCGGCGCGGTTGCGCATCCGGTAGAGGGTGCCGGCGTCGTAGGCGAGGATGTCGTACAGGTACGCGGACAGCCATGAGGCGAACGGAAGGTCCCGGTCGGGCTTCGCGAGGGCGGCCATGCCGAGCGCGATGGCATCGGACACGTCGCCGCCGTGGCCGTCTGCCGCGACCAGGTTCCACTCGAGTGCGCGGATCGAGTCGATGCGGTGCCAGATGCACATCTGGGCGACGTCGTACGCGTCGATCAGGCCCTTGAGGGTGTCGAACGCGACGCGTTCGTGGGAGCGCGGCCGGGCGGAGATGTTGTACCCGGTGGCGAAGTTCTGAGTGCGGGGGTGACGGGAGAACCCGTCGTAGGGGCCGATCGGCTCCCCGGGGGAGAACGGCCGGGCTGGGGTCATGCCGGCG